AATGTAACAGTGATAATGCCCTGCTCGGTCATCCAGCGCGTTAATATGTCGCTGAACTGCACATTCGCACCATTCATGGACACAATCTTATTCATCGCATCGGAAACAGAATGAACCATCGTCGTGAGAATGACGTATTTTGCCCCTGTTGCTGCAGTTGGTAATGGGAAATTTAACGTGAGTTCAGTATCTGATTGAATCGACTGAATACTGTTATTGTAAACAGTGTTATCAATTTGAATCTGTATTGCTTGCTCCGCTGAAACACGATTAATGTTATTGAGCCATTTAGTGCCGGCACCGACTAATTTAGTACTGTTTGCTGTTGTGGTAACTGTACCTGTGCTGTACATATTATTCTCCGAAATTTAGACGTAAAAAAGCCGCAATTAAGCGGCTTGTTTAGATGAATAGTTTTTAGCTGAATTTAAATGATGAGGAATTGTGCTTACATGCAATTATCATGGCGGGCTTGATTTTTGTCGTACACCTATTTTCATGATTAGTCGTATACCTGACTGTCACTTTAACGTCCTTTTTTGTTGCAGGGATTGTTACGTATAATGAGCAAATTAGGTTCCAAAAAGATGTGTTATCACCAACAATGGTCGTTGTTTGCGGGGTGTAAGTAACTCCATCAATAATTACTTGAACATATGCTGCTTTAATTCCCGTAGATGTGGAACATGAAGACTCAAACTGCATGGTTGGCATAAGAAGGTCAATGTCATAAGGCATACCCCCTACATAAATCACTGAAGTTTCTATAACTTGGTCATACCTATTTCCGTGAATTTCGTCTTTTGTCGCCTCTTTGTAGACTGTCGCTGTCGCGTTATCCCCGATTAGCTTTTCAACATAAACAGTCCCGTTAAACTCACCACCATTTGCATAGACCTTCCCTCTAAATGTTCCATCATTAAATTCGGGGTTGCCATTTTTATCAATTTGCCAGCCTTTCTCTCCTTTTTTAAAGTCATTGGACTGGATGACATTACCAATTTTCGCATTCGTAATTGAACCATCTTGAATAAAACCTGAGCCAATAAAGACTTGTCCATTCTCAACAGCAAACGCAGTCTCTAACTTACCGCTAACGGGGTTAAAAATAGCAAATGTATCCGCACTGAAACCAATTTGCGTGACCACTTGACCATTTTTAACACCAGCACCTATTATCATTTCAGCATCATAATATTGGCCGTTGTACATCACCGCCGTTTTAAACGAAATAACAGAAGAAGCATTTCCTTGATAGTCCACTTCTGTTTTTGCCATTTTCTCAATAGCAGCTTGGGTTTCACCGACCTCTGACTTAATGAATTCGTTAACTTCCGCTTGTGACTTCTGATTATCAGCGACAACCTTTTGTAATGAGTTGATACTTGAATTCATAGCGCCATATTGAGCATCAAGTTGTTCCACTTTTTGCGCCAAGGCATGAGTCTCAGTCGCTATAACAGTTTCCACACGTCGAATAGAAGCTTTCACACTCAACACTTCTATGCCTTGAATATCATGCTGAACTTGCAGTTGACCAACTGCCTCAACGGTTGCCCCTTCAATATTGGCTACCGTTTGCTGTAGGCTCGAAATTGAGGCTTCGGTTTCTTCGAAGCGGGATTCTGTTAAAGCTTTCTCCGTTGTCATTGCTTCATCAAGGCTTGTCGTCGTTTCCGATAACTCATTGATACTCGCTTTGGTTTCGTTGTATTGGCTCTGCTGAGTTTGCTTAACCTGTGTGACGGTTTTATCTAAATCAGCAATTGCACTCTTATGCTCAGTCACAACACTACTAACTTCGGATAGCTCACGGCCTTGCTCGGTTAACTGACCTTGTAGCGCCTCATCGCCAAGGTTAATTTCAGCGCGTAGCTGTTCTTCAGATTTTGCAATCGCTTCACCCTGTTGAGCCTGAACCTCCTTAATCGTAGTAATCGCGCCTTCTGCGTCATTGAAACGTGCATCAATTTGTACTTTATCTTCCGCTCGCGCTTCTGTTTCAGTGGCTAAGGCTGCCTCAGTACGGATAATGCGGGCACGCGAGACTAAGCTTTCATTATGCAGCGAAAGAAACTGCGCTTGGGTCTGCCCTATGGCCTCCACTAAGGCTTTGTTATCATCCGTTGTGACTTGCCCTAGGTGCGTTAGATACCCTCTCATTTCGCCAAATTCAGCAACAACAGACGCTTCATGCTTTGCTTGAGCCTTTTCCAAATCAGTGGTAGCGGTAGCGATATCGGTCACTCGCCCTTTAATGGTACCGACTTCCTCGTTGGTCTCGCCTAAATCAGCACGAACTTGCCTAATATCCTCTGCAAAAGCTTCATTTGATTTTGCTAGCGCATTTTGAACATTCAGAACATCAGCAGCCGTATGCTCAAATTGAGCCGCAACTTCTTGCTGGTACTTTGCTTGAGAGGCGGTGAAGTCAGCTTGAACTTGTTGTAACTGCTTAATTGACGCCTTACCTTTAGCGGATTCTTCCTTGAGCTCCCAGTAATTTTCAGTCGACATCTGGGTTACCGTCATCACGGCTTCATTAACCGCCTCTAATTCGCGATCAATGCTGATAACCTTCTGCCTAAAGTCGTCACTATCAATTTTTAAATCAGTGAGATTATCTTTATTGAAGTCAATTTGCTCCTGCATTTGCTGGCCAGCTTCGGTGCTGAGGAAATTATTACCTAACTCTTCGAGCATATCCTGCGGCGTTCCGCTAGCTTTTCCTACGGCTTCAACAAAGGGAGACTTGCCATAGCTGTTAACCGTACGAACATAAAACCAATAATTGGTATCAGGTTTTAAATTCTCCCTAGTCCAGAATTGCCCCTGCCCTTGGCGGTTGGCTTTTGTGGTGACTTCGGTGTCATTCGTGCTGGCCAGTTTTTTGTCGCTAAACCAAAACTCAAACGTATAACCATGCTGTGCGGTTTCGCCACCGTGCGGAATGCAGGTCAGAGAGAACATTCCGCCAACCATTTCAACGCTAACCGGTTTAGGTGGGGCCTGAATATCAAAATCAACAATGGCAGGGGCAGACATTGCACCAGCCGCATTGATAGAACGGACTTCAGCACGATAAGAACCGCGTACAAGGCCCGATAAATCAACTCTATCTTGCGGTACCTGAATGGACTGAATTACTTTGCCATTTTCAATGATGTTTACTGTGTTATAACGAACATCTGCAGCGGCTGATTGCCAGTTCAAATAACCTTGAACCACCTCACCAATATTCGTGGCCACAAATGCAAGGTTAAGTGGTGGCGCAACACCGCCAGTCGGTAAAACAGTGAATGGGGGTCGAACAAAAGGTTTACCAATTATATCTTCATAAATATAAGCTCCGTCCTCCTCGAGGAGAATATCAACGCCCTCTTGCGGGTGAAACTTCCATTCAGCAACACGAAATTCAAGGTTTTGAATACCAATTTGAGGCAGGTTTAATAAAATCACCTCTCCTGGTCTATAGGCGTAACCATCCATATTCATCCGTAATTGAACACGACGCCCCGCCCGTTTTTTACGTAGGTATAAATTTGAGAGCCGTGCCGCTTGGTATGGGCTAGTGACAAAACGGTAATCCATATTCTCTTTGATTTCTAACCCATCTTCTTCAATCCATTCATCAACAATGACCGGTTCAAAATCGGTTTTGATGTATTGTTGCTCTGCATCCACAAACGTACCATAAATGGCATTAGTCGCATCACGCAGAGAAAGTTCAGGGGTAATATTAACGGTATCAATAATTTGATTAGGTTCAATGCGTAACACCGCTGGGCCATTATAAGCCTGCATCAAAATGCCGTGCTTGCCCGCAACATAAGTCGGCTCAGCAGCAATGCATTTATGCATGTGATCCAGAATTGCTGATGGAGACTCAGAAAGTTCATAGGCCCCATTAATCGTATAGCGAGGCTCTGTGTTGCCTTCGGGCGTTGTTACCGGTTCGCTACATAAATCAGCCGCAACTTTGAACGCATCAAAATCAATATCTGAATCGGGTACACCCAAATAGCTACGGTAAAAATCAAGAATAATTAATGCCCCGTTATTGCTCCAAGCCGTTTTATTTGTGCGCGGATCATAGACAGGCTTCCCCCACACTTCGACTTTGATGTTAGGCACACCGTACGGAAATTTTTCAGCGTCGTATTTCAGGGTTAAACGCAGCCATGCCAGACCATCACCTATCATGTCCGATTTCCATGACGGAGCATTTTTCAATAAGTAAGGATCACAATCTGTACGGCCATTATGGAATTCATAGCTAGCCTTATCACCGAACGTACCAATCAGATCATCGTTAAGCCAAATCTGGCCAATGTGGTCAACTTTATGTGCGGCAATCGCCAATGCCATGAATAATCGTTCGTTTTCTGTCTGGTCGCCCTTTTCTTCTTCTGCAAAAAATAATAGACCCGAACACACGGTTTTACCGACTATAATGGTTTCTGGCGCGGTCGGGGAGCGTAGCATTTGCTTGCGTTCTGATTGGTCGCGGTACTGCATTGAAGGTATTTTGTCTTGAAAAATAAACGTACCTGCAGCCTGAACAGCGATCCCTGCAACGATTAATGCCGTCCCTAACCCCCCCGTAGCAATAACACCTGCAACCATTAAGCCGGCAGAAACGATATTGGTGACTGTCTTACCCATTTATTCGACTCTCCACGCTTTAATTGGTTGAAAATTAACAGGACGTGCACCATCCTCCGTTACCGCCCAAATCTTATTGGCCCACAGTACCCCAAGCGTTTTACCGTCATCACCATTAAACATAACAATGTCGCCCCTTGTGGCTTTGGTTGGTTCGATTTCGATAAAGAAACTTGATAGCCCCGACTCTAAGTCACCAAATTCCGACTTTAAAACTCGCATAGCCCCTGATTTTGTTTTGTAACGACCACGAACCTTTTCAGCGATATCGATACCACATACAGCAAGCGCGCAATCAGCCGCAAATAAACAGCAGTCATATTCACCCCATGAAAAAGGCTTGTGAATCGCTTGCTGTAAAGCTTCAGGGAGTTGAATTGCCCAATTTGAATGTCGCATTAGCTGATCTCCGCACATAAAAAAACCCGCCGAAGCGGGTCTGGTTACTAATATAAGTAAATTATAAAAATGTTATAGAGTCTTTATATAATTTATTTGCAATTTCTTTTTCATTGCCTGACAAGGTAGAGAATTTTTCATTTTTTAACATAGTAAACAAATCAATACTATCATCAATATTCTCGCCTTTTAGCCTTTCTGATTCTATGTACTTATTGCCATACTCCGCGAATTTAATAATGTTACTTTTATTTAACTTACCATCACCCGAAATAAAATCATCTCCAATTAGCTTTGCTTCTTTAAAATAATCAGTCAGCAATTGTTTTTTTTGATCAGTATTCAATGAAATAGAACCTGATTCTAAAATTGATGATAGTAATTCTATTTGCTTGTTATTTTTTTTATCCATTAGCTCAAGTAACTCAATAATTCTATTTGACCTAACGCTAGCTCTATTCAAAAAAAACCAAATTAAAATAGAAACGATTGCAATAACAACATTAGCAATAAGAAACGGTCCCATACCAAGCCCTCTATTAATAAATTAAGAGGATAATAACATTTATTATTTATAAATAAATGTTGGGGCATCTTTTTTGCTCCCCCAATAGATCGCCCTTTCAGCCATTTGAGCAACATAGCGGAATATGCGATCGCCTATATGCCGCTTTTGCCATGATTCATCAGTAAACCTATCAGGCAATCCCTGAGACCAACGTTCAAAGCGATTTGATACCGTGACTGCAACCTCACATTTATCACCTACACTCACACCAATGTTGCTAATTTGACCTGCAAATAACACCTCAGCAAGAATAGGTTTACCATCTTCATTGAGAGCAACCATCATTAATCGCACGTCACGCCCTCGACTTCGCTCATTCATCACATCACCGAGTAATGAAGAATCAAAACCACTGAGCGATAAAATAAGCTGCTGTGGGCCTGTCGTGTTTTCTTCAGATACCGTTTCTATCGCGCCAAACTGGCCTACACCTTGATACACCTCGCCAGCAATAACTAAATTACCTGTCGCGGTGTGGACTCGTGTCACGCCAGATTTGAGGTCAAGCTTAGCTGCAGCGACGACATAACAACCATCATTAATTGCTTGAGTCATTTCATTTGAAAAAGGGTGATAGATCATCAATAAAGCGCCTCCTCAAAAGAAAGCGTAGTGGACGTAAATACACCCGGAGTTCTACGCAATCGCCCTTGATTATTGTCGGTTAACTTAAAAATACCATAGGGATTTTTTACCTCAATTTTATCCCCCATTGCAGGGGAATAGCGCAGCATTGGGGAAAATGAGATAGTTGCATTTCCTTGCGCATCACTCATTACATCAGAAGTAACCTTTTTAAGCTCGTGATTAATTGTGACATTATCAGCCGCCTTTAACACCAGCGAATTTGGTTTCCAGCCCTTAGTTAATAAGGTACGCCCGATTTGATTTGGTTGACTGACTATGGGTTCCCCGACGTCATTAGCACCCATTCGTACCCAATCAAATAATTTAATACGCCCTGACTCCCCATCCAGTTGCGCCAGAATAACTTCCAGTAGCCGAGACTTTTCATCTATTAAATTATTGAGGGTTAAATCACAACGCCATCGGCTACCGGGATAACGCACAGTCTGTGCGCTCCCAGTAAAAACAGAAACAAACGTCTTAGAGTTGCTAATCAGCTGCCAATCAAGAGAAGACGGCTCCAATTCTTTAGGCCATATTAAAATGTCCATAGTTATTTTCCTAGCGTTTTTCGTAGCTTACCGTTAGTTTGAAAATCTCGCATAATCCTAGCCTCAGCCTTAGCAGCCCCTTCCTCAGCACCTTGCCGAGCGGCCTCCCTTAACGCTGCTTCAAGCGCTGCATCGCCATTACCATGCACATGAATTTCTTGCTGAATAATTGAGCCACCAGCAGGTTTTTCATTAACCGGCATATCAATTTTAGGAAGCTGAGCGCGAACACCTAGTGAACCATCTTTAGAACGAGTTAACGGCATAATAGCCTCTGGCCCCGCTTCCCCCATTAACCCCAGCGAAGGCACTCCACCTTTAGCAAATGGGAAAAATGTTGGTGCATCGATAACCTGACCGCTATAAGCACTCAGACCAGGAGTGTTATACATTCCACCTTTGGCGTTCGGCACATAACTTTGCCACCCCGTTGACATACCCATAGCGCCCGTACCAGAGGCAGAAGCAGCAGAACTGACTCCCGACGCACCACCACCAGCAAGCCCACCAAATAATCCTGTTAGGGCATTGGTGATCATCGCCTGCATAGCAATACGAATTAAATCCTGAATAATGGATTGGGCCAGTGATGCAGAAAGCTCTTGAAGTGTTTCAGAAAATGATTTTGAACCGGTTAAAATACCCGTTAGTGCATTGCTAGTACGCTGCTCAACGGTTTCCAATAGGTTCATCTGCATTTTTTGCCAGTTACCCTGAGCGCCATACAATTCTTTCGCTGCTTCTAATTGCGCTTCCTTTGAGCGATTAGTTGCTGCAATCATGAGTTCTTGATACCGCTCCTGACTGATTAGGTCATTGTTGCGATACGCCTCATACAATGCTTGTTGCTCATTAAGTTGATTCTGTAGCTTAACAACAGGGTCAATTTCACCCGCAAGATCATAACTGGGTAAAGCCTTTTTATTGGCCTCTTCGGTTAACTTTTGCTTGGTGTAATCATTGTGTAACTGCAAACTAGCGGAATAATACTGCTGCTCACTTAATAAGTTGGACTGACGAAGTTCATTTAGCTCCCTTACTGCCTCCTTTTCCTTACGAATAATAGTGGCATACGGGTCATACTTTTCAGCAAGTTCTAAACGTTTTTGCTGGTGATTTTCTGTATTAAGCAAAATCAAACGCTGCATTTCAGCTTGACTGACGAAGCCTTTTTTGTGAAGGCTAGCTAACTTGTCATTATTTTCCTTTTCACTCGCTTGGATTTTTTGAAGACTTGAAAAATGCTCTGACTCAATAGATTTGCGTAATTGCTGATAATCATTAAGCGATTTAGTTTTGCTTTTATCCTTATCAGTACTACCCGTCAATTTTGGCGGTGGTAAACCTCCTTCAGTATTACTCTGCTTAGGTTTTTCCCCTTTAGCTAAACTATCTCTAACATTTTCTATTAGCTTTAGCTGGTCATTGGCTTTTTGATATCCCGAGTTTATATCATCTATTTGACCTTTAGCTTTAGTTAACTCATCTGTCCATGTATCAACCTTTTGATTATAAGCTTTACCTAAAAATCCCCACGAGTCATACTCTCCCCTAGATGCGCTTTTTATATGCCCTTGAAGGTCATTAACATCTTTTTGGATCTTATTTCTCTCGGTTATTGCTTCAGCCATTTGACTACGCAGATCTAGCTCTTTAACAGCAAGCTGAGCATTGGTTAATTGCATTAATGCATCTTTGGTATCATATAACGCATCTTTAAGACCAATAGCTTTTTGTTTGGCCTCATCTGCTTTTTCGGAAAAATAAAATAGTGCTCCACCTGCCATCATAGCAGCACCAACAGGGCCACCTAATAAGGCTAAAGTTCCTCTTGCTGCCCTAGCTGCAAAGTTCAAGCGATTTTGTGCCGCAGTGAGTTGATTTACACTTGCTTCTTCTGCCTTATTTAGGGCAATAATTTTCGCATAATTAGCCTCTTGCTGCCGCCTGATTGCTGCTCGTCGCTCTTCTGTTTTTGCAGCAACTAGCTGAACACCCAATGACTCTTGGGTAGATATTGCCTGCGCTTTGTCTGCTCGGATTTTAGCTAGAGTGGTCTCCAACCCTTTAGCTTGCGCTGCATTCAAAACATAATTGTTTTTCGCAGTAACAAGCATGTTTTTACCCGCTTCATAAGCACTTAGTGATAAGTTACCCATGTAACGAGATAAACCTATACCACCAATCGTGGCACCTGCTATCGCAAAACTGCTAAAGTTTTCGGTTAAAGTTGCTAACCCTGCCGACATTGAGCGAGTGATACCCCAGCTAGCATTTATTTCACCAAAATAAGATTTAGCCGCGTTTGTTGCCTTGGTGAACCCATCTGCAACGGTGTTATCCATTGAATCAGCGAGCGCATTATTCGCGTCTTTGGCGTTAATCACGGCATTCGCAAATAATTGCATCGAGATACCACCTTTGGTGGCCATCAACTTAACATCATTTTCAGTGACTTTAACACCGCCACGCATGCGAGAGAGTTCTTTAGCAATATCACCCACAACAGAAGGCATGGCATTTAATACAGAATGCCAATCGTTACCTTTTAAAACGCCTGTTACCATTGCACGGTTTAGTGCCGTGAACGCCGATTCAGTTTGCTGTGCACTCGTTGCGTTTGCAGTGAATGTGGACGATAACGATTCAATATAATCTAATGTGTGAGCCGTAGAGTAGCCCAACTCTTTCATTGCTGATGCTGAACCTACATACAATTCTTGGGTAGTTTCTATCGCTTTACCGTTGCGATTACTCACCGTTAAAAAGCGCTGCTGAAGCTCTTCATAGCGACTGACATCACCTTCAACAGAAGTCAGGGCCATTTTTATTCGAGCGGACATTTGCCCCCAATCATCTACTGCAGTGATCAGGGTTGAGACAGAGAAGAAACCCGCTAATGCACCCGACATCATTTTTGCTGTGCTAGTCACTGTCGCAAGTTGTTTGTTGATGTCATTAAGGGCTTGCTTCTGCGTTCGGAGGTCACGCTCAAAACGACGGCTATTTGCACTCATCGTTTTGTAATACTCATTACCCGTTCGGGAAGCTTTAGCGATCTCAGCTTGATAGCTCGTTGAGTTAGCAGAGATTTTAATAATTAATTCGCGGAGTTTTGACATAATACATAGCTACCGTTGGGTAATGATAACAATCACGATAAGGAAGCAAAAAAATCCTCTAGCCCCGATCCCGCTTGCTCTTCTGCCTGCACACTCTCACTATCCCATTGAATTAATGTGTCATTAAGGGTTGTTTTCACGCCTTGTGCATTAAATATTGCAGCAGTGACTTGTGCGGCATGCACATCTAAACGCGCATCACCAATGGGATTTATCGAATCAAATGCCCACCAGAGTTGTAATTCACTGGCGGGCATGGTGCCAATTTCAGAGAGGGTTTTTCCTAGCCGCAATGCTAGGGTGAGCAAGAATTTTAGTGCAGGTTCTCGGACTTTTTTTCAGCTTCATTTGTACTGGTAATAAGCTCAAATGCTTGATGCACTAATCGTGCATGCACAGGACCATAAATTTTCAGTACTTCGGGTTTATCTTCTGGCGTAAAAACGGGACTTAAATCTTCTTCAAGTAACACGTTGATCAAGAATTCCACATCTGTTTCAAGGTTTCGCTGAACAGTTTCTTCTGTACTGACACCTTCCGAATCCTCTAAATCACGATGTTCTTTAAGCCATTTCAGCCAAATAGAAACCGAGGGTTCACGCAAAACAACATTAACGCCCCATTCAGGCACGGTCACTTTTTTGGTTCGAAATGACTGTGCAGGGTTTAATGCAATGTCACGCAGTTTATTGACTTTTTTAGCCATTATTTACCACCTCCTGTTGATTGTGTTGTGGGTGCAGCCACCTTACCTTTAACAAGCGGCGTAGTTTTACCTTTTAGGCGTAACGTAAATGAGGCCGTGACAACACCGTTCGTAGAAACTGACCAGCTATTTTGTCGCACTTCGGCTAAAAAGGCATAACCATTATTGGAGGGGAAAACCACTTTAAATGCATGAACGGTATCGTCGTCATAAGCTTGGCGTAACACCTCTTGACCTTCATCAAGCGCCCAGTTACCACTAATAGTAACTTCAGCTGGAGCGGCTAGCCCATTTATCATTTCTTGCTCAGTGGAGCATAATGTCGTGACATCAATGTCTTGTTTTTGACCACCCGTGTAGCTAATTTCCTTCGTTGTGCAATCAATCGACAGCGAATCTGTTTCGACTGCAGCAATATCTGTTGCCGCCAATTTAGAAACGCTGATTTTGGTACCTTGCGTTTTTTCATGTTTACTCGTCATATTAGTTTCCTATAGACATAAAAAAACCACCCGTAGGTGGCTGATGGTGTAATTGGGATTATTCACCCATGGGCTTAATCAGGATAATTTCAACAATACCGGCTGATTTTGCCTGTTTGTTGTACTCTTCAATCAGTGCCATTAATTCAATATCAGTACGTTCAAGCTCGTTCATTGCATTGCGAAGCTTGGCAACATCAATATGTCGAATGCGCGTGATATCATGCTCATTACTGGTGTAGTGATTTCGCTCAATGTCATTTAAAGCCACATTCCGCGCCTTGGTTGCTTTAACAATTTCTGCCTGTAAATAAGTACAGCGACCAAGTGCCTCGTACTTTTTATTATTCTCAGCATAACCTTTTAATGCATGATGAACTGACATGGTTCACACCCCTTATTGGTTTTAAGTTATTGCCAAACTTGGCATTCTAGGATAACTCGGCGGAGTTTTGGGTCGGGCTCATAGCCCGGGCGTTCCGTCATGTTGCCGGGATAAAGTGGCTTAATCGCCTCGCGCACAGCCGACATTAATTCCCTCGCTTGCTTCAATGTGTCGCTGTAGATATCAATTTGAATATTAAACATCTGCTCCGCCTGTCCGCTTAGCACATCTTCATCCACACGATATAGGGATAAAATACACCAAGGTGGCTCAAAAGGTTGAAGCTCAAGGGGAACAACCTCGGGGAAAACTCGGTCAGGTAATACGCTTTCCAATAAAGGGATAATATCCGCTTCCGTCATTTTCGTAGCGCCTCGTCAATCGCTTGGTTAAGTTTATTGATGGCAAATTCTGCTGCGGCATCCGCCTTGCTATCAAATGCGGGACGAATAAAAGGTTGTGGGGGCATCTTAGCGGTACCATCTTCCAAAAATCGCCAATAGTAAGAATTACAGGGATCTTTAGCTTTCATTGAATTATCGCTGTTATTGCCCACCTTATTTGTACCCCTGACATAAACGCCTGCCGAAACTTCCCCTTTTTTCCTGATCCGTTGATTACTGGCCACAATATTTCGAGCGAGTTTACCGGTTCGTTTTGGTGCCTTGGCTCTCGCCTCGTCACGTAATACACTGGCTGCCGCATAGGTCGCTTGTCGCAGAACCTTGTTGCTTTCTGCTTGACTTAGCAATTCTAGCTCTTTGGAAACATCCAAAAAGCCGCTAAAATCGATACTCATATCAACCATTCGATACCCCTTGCTGACACAGCAATTCAAGGCGCGTACGCTTCGTGTCAGGAATAACAGATTGAATATCGTAGATTTGACCTTGAAACAGCATGCGGCACGCTGAGGTGATATCAGAACGATAACGCATCCAGACACGTACGGTGATTTCTGACATTTCAGCGCCTGCCGCCAGCAGCTCTCGCCCACTGATAGGCTTAACCTCAGATCGGGTCGTGGCAACATCTACCCAGACCTTTTCACGCTCACTGTATTCATTTTTCACCATGTCTGCACGCTGGAAGGTCACCTTATGACGCAATCGCCCTGCTTGCATAAATCCCCCTTACAGCCCGTAAATACGGTAAGGCTGAAGCAACGCCTCTGTTGCAAACGGCAATGCTGAGGTGATATTACCAATATTGGTGGCTTCGCGGTTTTCATACCATTGACCAATCAATAACAGCATGGCATTTTTGACATCATCACTTAGCAACAGCGACTCAGGATCGTCTTGATAGCCTTCTGATGATTCGTTTTCATACAACGTCCTGCGCGTATAGTGTTCCACATACTTCACCGCAGAGCCTGTATAAATCGTCAGTAACTTATCATCATCGGTAAAATCAGAATCAATATTGCAATGCGCTTTAACTAATTCAAGAGAAAGCATTATTTCTCCTTTTTAGCCTTAGTTTGCTTTGTTTCCTGCTGTTCCTGCTGTTCAGCAGCATGATTGGTAACTATTTCAGAGGCATAACCTTTTTCAATAAGCTCCCGCCCATGCAGTTCCAGCGTTTCAATTTCGTCACCTTCCGTGACCACTTTACCGCCAAAGTAAATCGCACGTAGTATCAAGAGTTTCATATTTCACCCCAAAAGAAAAAGCGGCCTTATCGACCGCCTAGATTGATTATTCGCCCGAGGTAGGCGCTGTGAAGTCACCATAAACAAAAGCTTCTGGGCGTTTTAACGCTAACGCCAGACGCTCTTCGCAACGAATAGAGATCATGTTTTTCTCAAAGTCGTCAGCGTTTTCGGTAGAAATCACCACATTGGTTTCTTCGCGGTCAAACAGCTGCGCACCCGCATTGAAGGCCCCAGTCAAGAACTTACCTTTGAATGCTGCAGTTTCAGTGACAACAATCGGTAAACCCCATAACGTTGGACCTGTTAATGCAGACGGATTCGCCAGAATGTAACGGCCCAGTGAATCTTTCAGCAGTTCAATCTTCGCCCAGTCAATGAAGTGCAGAACGTGCCCCGTTGCTGGGAAACGCGCTAACTGTGCTTGGAGCATAGCCAAGCGCAAATCATCAATGCCGTTTTGTTTATCGACTTCGAACTCTGCCTTGAATTTAGACGCTTGCGGGATGATACCGTGCAAATGCGCGCCAGAGCCGTCGCCGAACAAAATTTCTTGCTCTTCGACAAATTTCAAACCATAACGCATTTCAGCATCTACTAATGATTGCAGTTGTGCGAAGTCATCTAAAATCTGCTTAGAGGCCTTGAACATATGTGCAATGGTGGTAACTGGCGTGATTTTTGTTGCAAACTGGATGTTGCTGTACGGCTTGGTGGTATTTTCTGGTACCACGGCAGCGGCGTTGGTAAATCCGGTTTGCTGTACCCAGAAAATAGCCGGTGAGGTCGTTTTCCCGGGTGCAATTAAATCACGGATGAACAAGCGTTGTTTTGGTGCAACATCAATCCCCGGCAAGCGATGAGGCTCGACCACGCCCTCTGCCACATCAACAGAGGTTAGCGCAGCCTGAACGGGAACCGAAATTCGCTTGCTACCCTGAATGCTGGAATTAATATCTTTCAACACGTCGGCTGAAATGACTTGCTGACCGATACTTTTTGCAGCCTGAACCGCGTTACCTAGCGGCATTTGAGCGACATGTTGCTCCAACTCACCTAAGGAAGCTTTCAGTGTTTTTTCAGACTCACGTAGTGCGTTGAGCTCTGTCATCATTTTATCGACAGAGGCTTTCGTTTCATCACTTAAGCCCCCTACTCTTTGGGCTTCTTTTAATGCTTCTTCGGCTTTCGCATTAAACTCACCGGTCGCTTTTTCAATTTTAGCCGACAGATTTTTTAACAATTCATTTGCTTCAGACATAATGTCTCCAATTATTTTGATAGGTTAGCGAAGGCATCGATCGCCTTCTCCAGTTCCGAAAGGGATTCAGGGTTAATATTGGGGGTAGCGCTTGGCGTACCGTCGGGACCGGAAGTAGCGCTCGGCATACTTCGTGTTAAAGCACTAATGAGTTTTCGACGCTCAGAGCGCGGGGTTTTAGACTTAGCCAATAATGCATCTAATTTACGAATAGCAGCTTGTGGGCTTTCGTCACCATCGTCAACGGCATCGACCGCTAGCAAGCTATCCGCAAAGCCTTTTTCAATCGCATCACTGGCACCAATATACGTTTCGTTATCCATCATCTGGCTAACGGATTCATCGGATTGACCGCTTCGCGCCACATAGATATCCGCCATCGATTTATCAAAAGGAGCGAGGTCATTTGCCAGTTTGGCAAAATCATGGCGATTACCAATACCAACAGCCCAGCAGTTATGGATCATCAAAAAGGCACCACGGCCCATTTGTATTTCGTCACCTGCCATGGCAATAATGGAAGCCGCTGAAGCCGCAATACCTAAAATGTTAACGGTGACTTTGCCACTATGAGCACGAAGTAAGTTATAAATAGCTAGCCCTTCAAACATGTCCCCACCCGGGCTATTAATATTGACAACAACATCATTGTTCCCAATAGCGCGAAGTGCGGCGGATATACGCTTGGCGGTGACGCCTTCACCCCAGAAATCTTCACCAATCACATCTAATACCGAAATGGTGTTGTCAGAACTGGCTGCACGAATACCACTATTCCACTTATCCAGCGCTTTAGGTTTAAGTTCATAGCTAATCGATGCGCAGGGGCGATCCTCCAGCGCAACTGGCAAATGACTTTTTTTCATTCAATTTACTCCTCGGAATGAGGTTTGTTAGGTTGAGTCGGTGAATTGCTTTCTGGAAATAACCAGTTACTTAACTGTGCCTTGAGCTTCTCGGTTTCATTGCTCGCACTATCTTTACCGAGTTGGTCAATCGGCGTTAAGTTAAGTTGAACGGTATAAATATCGCCACCGTCAATTGGTGGCAGGTTCTCAAGTCGCCTCACATCGTTGCGACTCATCCAGCCATTTTGTAGGGCAGTAGTGTAATAAGCTGAACGTCCCGCACTGTCGGCACGCAATAAGCCTTCAACCGAAAACTCTGCATAATATTCATCATCACTGTCGAGTAGGCAGCGGCTAATTTCTTGCTCAATATTGACTAGAAGCGGGCGCAGCGTATTAGTTAGAAACTGCATATTCATGCCTTCTACACTCGACGCCCAGCTGCTCTGTTTATCCGCATGCCCCACCATAAAGGGCGGCACACGAAACCAGCGGCAAATTTCCTCAATACTCCATGATCGGCTTTGTAACAACTGCGCATCTTCGGGGTTCATGGAAATGCCGTTATAACTCAGGTCATTTTCCAAGATCATCAACTTGCCCGCATTTTCAGAACTGATGAACGCATTCAAGTAGCCGCGCAGCTTTTCACGTTGCTCTTTTGTCAGTGCTGTTTTTGAGGATAAGAAGCCTGATGCCAGCAAGCCATTGCGGAAAATCTTAGCGGCGGTTTCATCGGTGGCAATCGCCGAGCCTAAAATATTACGCCCCATCTGAATGGGCGTGAGTCCAACCACACCATCTAGCCCAAACCCACGAATGTGCATCATATTTTTAACGGGGATTGGTCGATTTTTACCGCCTTGCCCTGTGTATTGATAGTCCAATAGCCCATTATCGAGCCGTTTTACTGTCACTGATTGTGGCAATAACGGCTGCAGGGAAACTAACTTTGAACCAATATACTGCTTTTCAACATAAGCGTTCCCTTGCAAACAAATACTGGCCACAACCATCAACATGAATCGTGACGGGGTCATTTCTGCATTGGGCCGTCGACACAGCACGCGATAAGCGGGATGATCTTTCGCTATCACCCGAGAGCCGTCAGCCTGGTACTGGTAAATCTTTAAGGGTAGCGTTGAAATGGATTCGCTCAACAAACGAATACATGACCAGACAGCGGAAAGCTGTAGCGCCTTATCTGTTGATACCGATTTTCCACTACTGCTTAATCCGCCCAGTGCCTTCAGCAAGTCTTGAGTCTCAATCCCTGCCGGAGTTTTTTGCTGGCTAGCTTGTAGCTGCCGAGCCTTGCGTTGTGATTTTCGTCTGGCCATTAGAACCCTACCATAATTGGATCATCAAAAAAGCCATCAATATCCCCACGCTCAACTTCGACACCATTTGAAGCCCCGACCGCCATCGCGAATGCAACCATGCCGTCCATACGCCCCGTGGATTTCTCTTTGGTCAGCTTACGGTTTGAGGCGGCATCCTTTACGGTAATGGCGTTTGCTGCACACATATTCATGACGGGATGATTGCCATGCCTGATTTGCTTGTTCAGTAGCATCTGTTCAAGTTTATCAAGCGCGGGTGCCATGTCTTTGTACCCTTGACCAAACTCAACAAGGGGGAGCGATAGGCCAATGTTTTCCGCTGACTTCTTGAACATTTCGATACGCCAACGGTCGAAGGCAATCACCTCAATATCAAAATCAGCAAGGATCAGCGCAATATCTTTAACGACATAATCGTAGTCCACCATCGAGCCCGGGGTCGTTCGGAGCAAGCCTTGCTTCGCCCACACGTCATACGGTACACGGTCTGTTTTTGCACGATCTAACAGCGTCTGTTTCGGTGTCCAGAAAAACGGATATAGATTCCACTTGTCATCATCTGACTGACCGATCACCACTAAGGCGGTTAAGTCTTTCGATTCCGACAAGTCCAGCCCTGCATAACATTTTCCCACTATCGGCTGAACCGGGGACTGACAAGACTCCCACACCGAACGCGAGATAAACGGTGACACCGTCGAAACACGCTGATTTAAATTCAGGTTTCTAAAGGTATTTTCACTCGATGGCATTCGTGAGGCCATTTCAGCTAACCGCTTCATATCATCCAGTGAACGGAAATTACCCAGTGCAGGGTTGGCAGCTTTCCATGCTTTAGGATCTAAAACATCCGCATCCTTATCGGCTTCATACACATGGGACACAATATGCGGGTCTTTAGAATTCTTGGCATCATCTAACCAGATACTCAGTAAGTCCGCGTCATTCGCGGCCTGTGTGCTTATCGCAATCAGTAACGGATTTTTATGTGCCCCTTGCGAGGTGACAATGGCATCCACAAATTCACTACGCGGCCCTACTATTTGCCCGACTTCGTCAAGAATAGCCAATACAGGGGATAGCCCGTGCGCGGTTTTACCCTCAGCGGATAACGCGCGGTATTCCACATTGCACGGCTTGCCCACTAACCGCTTACCGCTGGGGATGATGTGGACTATCTCCTGCAGCTTGGGATTCAGGTTAATCATCTTCACCGCCAGATTAAACACAATTGCCGCTTGCTCTCGGCTCATAGCGCCACTGACGATTTGCGAGTTTTGCACGGCTTCTGGCCCAATCAAATGCGCCAATAAAATGCCCGCAATTAACCCTGTTTTACCGTTCTTGCGGGCAATGCTTAAATAGGCTTTATCAGTGCGATGCGGGTTATCATAAATCGCTAAAATAAATCGCTTTTGAAACTCATCTAATCGCATCGGGTTACCTAATAGCTCCCCTTCGGGAACAATGCAGTAACGCTCAATAAACGCGATAACACGTTCACCTCGTGTCATGGTTCCTCCTTAGTGCATGGGAGCGGCCAACAAATCATCATCCTGCATCTCGTTCAGGGTGTTTCGGGCATCCGCGTCATTTTTATTTCGGTTGCGTTGGTCACGGCTTTCACCGTTGGTGGCGTGAGAATGGATTTGTAAATCACGGCGTTGTGCCAAGATGGTGCGCTGTAGTTCCACTATCTGTTTACGTAAATCCTTAATAAGTGCTTCGTTACGCTCTTCGCCCCTAATTCGCTCTTCTTTGCGTAAATCACGTCGTAAAACGGTGATATACAGCTGATTATTTGCTAATTCTACCGCTGCCAACAGGTCAGAAGGTGTCCAGCTATCAAGGGCTTTTGAGCGGATATTGTCATGCCAAAATGGCTCCGCTTTTTTCTCCAAACCTGCATGGCGTGGCGGTTCGATGGTGTCAGCGGCAGCATTTTTCATGGCTTGAATTTCAGCGCTCACACTGTCAGATCGCTTACGTTTTCCTGCCATTTGTGCCTCTTAAAAAAAAGGAAAAAAATCGGGTTAGCGTTATTTCGAAGGTAGACGGTCGGTAATTTAAGGCAAAGATTTTGAACTTTTACCCCGCCCCTACCGTTATGATTTCAGATTGAAACTATTTCAAGTGAATATCAGGCGCATCAGTAACCATATCATTAGTACAGGTAAGTTTGACCGTAACCTCTACCGATTCAGTTCTTCCATCAGCAGGTGGCAGAACGACCGAAGTTTGATTGCTCAATAGCTGTCCATCCACACTCAATGCATGGCCGACGAAGCGACCATTTTTAAATAGCTTAGATAATTTCACTAACTTTTGATTAGTCATGTTATTTATTCCAATGTGAATTAGGGTCAAGTGGTATACCATCTTCACTACAGCCAACAACAACACCACTCTTCTCCATGCGTTGCTTAGTGGAGTTATGATGTGATGCACATAGGCTTTGGTAATTATTGGTATCCCAGAATAACTTTTGGGCTTTGGCTATCTGTTCGGCATTGCCTGAGTCAAGTGCGTCCTTCAGTCGGTGCGGGGTAATATGGTCGACTACCGTTGCTGCAGTAATGCGACCTTGTTCTTGGCACATCACGCATAAGGGATGCTTAGCAAGATAGTTAAGCCTAACCTTTGCCCACCGACCACCGTAGACATTGGGCTTTTTCACAACTGCCATCCTGACTTAGCCGCTTGAATATCAGCGAGAAGATGTTCTAGAGAAGCTGCAAATGCTCTATCCGAATCAGCTATGGTCTGTTGTACTGATAATATGGATGACTCTAATGAGCTAAGCTTAGTCTCCAATGCCTTGATACGGCGTTGGTCTTCCGTTTCTATTTTAGTTGTCTCGTTTAAAAGGTCACCCTTTGCACGCTTAAGGGTAATTGAGTCAATTACAGCTCCTTTAATTGCTCTTGTTTCAATAAGCGCCTGCCCACAACTAACATTGAACACTTGAGCAGCGAAACCGACAGAGACACTGATGTTGCAATTATTACCACCACTGATGATGTAATGCTCATAGCCAGCCTTATCAGCCCATGAATTATAAGTTTTAGCTGCATTAACTATGCTTTGGTTGGTATCGTTAATCTTTTTAAGTAACTCAACTGGCTTATCAATTCCGCCCAGATCAATATCTTTGAGGCTCATTGCATTGTTATAAGGAATCATCCCAGCAGCGCTAAGATTACGCATCTCCTTGTATAGCTCGGTTCTATGCCCTAAAAGTTGAGATATACGAGCGCCAAGATGTGTACAGTGGCCTATTGCTTCAAAGTTAATTTGCTTATCTGTCATGACTGCTTCCTCAAATGAAAAAGCCACCAGCGGATAACTGATGGCTATTTGGAATATTCTTCTAGATGAATTTATATAACTCCGTGGTACCGAGTGACCACCAGCATTCAAAACATATATAAAATTCTATCAATGCTACTCAATGAATAGCATTTGTAGAATTAAATAAAATCATGTCTCTCCATAAGTCACGCCGCTTCTTCTCCGGTTGCTGACGTTTCAACCTAATGAGTCTACCCAACTTGGATTCGTTGTTTTTGATTCTATATATGCGCTATCAAGTGAGAGGTTGGTCACAGCTAACACATGAGACAGCGACAACGCCGCGCTTCGCTCGCAATTATTCTAGTTGCAGAACGCCATGTTCTTCCGATCCTGAATAAGCAATCAGACCTTCATAAACAATTTCATCACCATCAAAGACTTTACCTACTTCAATGGTGTAAGTCGGTTGCCCTTCATCCTGTGCAAACTCATGAAGGGACTTGATTTGTTCTGGTGTTAATACAATTTTGCTCATAATAAATACTCCGATTTGGCTTAAGCAATAAGTAGTGGTAATATCCTGCCGCTGGTTAAGGATGACTGGTCCTACAACAATAATGATAAAGATGCATTTCCATTAGATATGCCCTTCTGTAGAGGGGCTTTTTTATTTGCATACTCATTTTTCAATATTCTTTTCCGTATTTCGTAACAATTTACACCTAGATTATTTAACCTATGTTGGTACCATGCGCACACCCATTTGACATTTGGGTATTCATAAACAAAAAATTGGTTCTATTAATCGAATATTCCGCCCCGCGCCAACGAGGGGCTTTTTTTATTCTTTCGGAGTGCTTTTATCCAACTCTTCACGGAATTGAGATGGTTTATCGAAGCCTTGTGTTGCCATGTTATTTCTCCATTAAAAAGCCCCGCAATTGCGAGGCTGACATATTTAGTTAAGTTTTTTTACACTTATTCATCAGTCAATGTATTAATCTTAAAAATAGACATATATAACAATAAACCTACTAGGCAGTGCATATAGTTAGCCCATATTCCACCAGGCGGTATGGGCTATTTTTTTGCCCTTTCAGCTTCAATCTCTCGAATGGCTTTTTTATCTAAATTACATTGCTCGATAACTGTTAGTAGCGACTCATTTATCAATAAAGAATCACCCCAAGGAAATGTCTCAGGGATGTACTCAGGCAAACAATCATTGAGTAAATGGGCTGGGATGGGTACTGATGGCGTTTGAACGTATTCTATTCGCGTGGTTGTGCAGCTCGATAGTAGCATCACGAGGAGCATCAATAGCAGCACACTTATCATCCACAATAACGGTTTTGATAATGGTTTTAACCGTTTCAGAAGCCACTGCTGCCGCGTCGCGTTCCCTAAGGTTATTTCGTGAGATTTCATTGAATGTTACCGAAAGTTCTAAAACAGTGGACAATATGAATTGATTGGCGGCTAGCTCATTTTCTAATCGCTCAATATCTTTTTTTACTAGAACATTGCTGTCATAAAGCGTTGTGGCCCACCAGCTCACAGCAAGTAGCACCAAAAATAACCAAGTGGAACTATCTATTTTCATAAGTTCACCTGCTTACCTCGATAGTGATCTAGGGCTTTTTGGCAGCGTTTTTCTAAGCTTACCTTGTCAACACCACAGGTATCGTCCCTGAGTACATATACGCCAGTTGCCAAGTAGATGGGGAATCCGATAATGAAAGCGGATATGCATAAGCGAACTCGCCAAGGCATACTGCATTTTCTATCTCTCTGCGTGTTATTAGGCCTTTCCACTCCTTACCCCCTGCATAGGTCCAGCGTTTTAACTCGTTGCAAGCGCCAGCAATATCACCTGCATTCAATTTCTTCAGCATCGTAGAACGCGCAAAAGCACCTATGCCCACGTTGTAAGCAAAGGAATAAATAGCGGCTCGGGTGTTATCGTCAATATCGACTTTGATTAGAGGGTCTACGCCCTTTCTGACTTTGCTGAGGTCTTTTTCAAGCAAAGCTAAACATTCTGCTTCTGTATAGGTTTTAGTGGGGATAATGTCAGCGCCCGTATGCCCAAAACAAACTGTGGTGACATTCACGACATCTTTATACGGTTTAGTTTCCATTCCCTCAAAATAAGCAATCATGCTTACAGTCAAAGCAATTAAGCCACCAGCGGCAGCCTTTTTGATTTTATTTGGTATCTTTGCCACTGTTGGCCTCTCTTAATTTGAATTCTTTCCGTTTGTAGTACCAATTCACCAAGAATGTAGCGACAGTGCATATAATCCCGATGAGCACCGCCCACTGGTCTAGAGATAATGCCCCTGCTGCTGTAGTGATTACTCCTAATGCATAAGAAAAGGGGCTTGAGTATTTTTCGTGCATACGCATATCCACCCCCTGCGGAGTGTTCCGATGTTTAGTTAATAGGAAGCCACTAGCAATAGAGGCTAGATTTAGATTAATGAATTCAGTTGATATTTAGGTAATAAAAAAGGCCACCGAAGTGACCTTTAAAGATACATATGGGCTGTAATTGCTTGGTATCAGGTTTATTATGATAATTTCAATCTTGGTGAATCCTTATAGAAAGATAATACAGACCAAGTAAAGTGGTGGTTATAACATTCATTAACAAGAAAGAGTAAATAAACAAAAAAATATACTTCATAAACACCAATAAACTCTTACTAACCAATGAAGTAATGAACGTTGCACCTAAATTAATAACCAAACCCAAGCAAAATAAACATAATGAAATCAATGCTAGGTAGCCAAACAAATAGCTCAAGAATCGCCTTCTGGTTAAAGACACTTTAACAGATCGCCCTCTGTATTCTTCTATTATAGTTGGTGGCGTACCTGACATTACTTCATCTATTGATGAGTTTCCAAACGTAGCAACAGCTGCTAAAGCTGCTATATAAAAACCAATTAGAACCTGTATCAGCCCATTAATTTGGGTAGTAAGCCCGCTAGTACCTGAAAGCTTAAAGCCAACAAAATGGTACGCTACCAAAGCTATTGCAGCCAATAAAGCAGGTATATAAAAATCGTACCAGCGTTTTTCGCTATGCTTTATCCTTACATATCCTAATGGAGCTAATAGTTTCATTACCGCTCCCCCATTACATTAACTTACTTAAATTCTTTAATCATCAATTCTTTCATTTTGCTAAGCATTTCTGAATGAATCTCTTCCTCACACTGACCAATGCTATCAGAGAGCCTAATACGCTCTGACTTTCCAAAAAGCTTACTTGCTGCATCTTCATCTCTATCAAGCTCAATCGTATCTTGCTTGCCTTCCTTGCTATAGCTAATCAACAACTTATTAAATCCTTTATTGCTACCCCAAGCTCTCATTCTTTGTATAAATGGCATTTTTTCATTAGCAGAGGGTTGTTTTACTACTTTAATTTTCATTGCTTTTTCTATAACTAGTGCATACGGATCTTTATCCATTTCATTTGCAACACTCGTGCTCACCAGTCTAATTTGCTGCATTTTACTACCAGAGAGCAATTCTTTAAGCTTTTTGGAAGCATGGTGTATAAATTTAACTGTAGGATATAATTTACATACACTTCTAGTTGTTGGGTTTTTAAAATCAACCCCCTCAAAGGATTCCTTGAGGATATAGTTAAAGAACGGCTCTAATGTTGAGCGGCTAATTCCTGGCACATTTTCAAGCAAACCTAAATATAAATCTTTTGAATTCTTTAGGGTCTTAGTTTTTATCATTAAATGACAAGCGACCGCTATCCCTTCACCTGCAAGCTTCGGCTCGACACGCAATGAACCTGTTTGCAAATGCGCGAATGCTGGATCTGTTGCATTTTTATCACTTAGCTGAATTAATAAAACTAGAAGCCCTTGGCTCTCATCATGTTGAAAGTCAGAAACTCTAAACGCTCGCGTTTGATTAGAATAAAGCCTAACAGCCTTTCCTTCTTGATAAAGTTTTTCAATCCTTTTTACCACATCTGAAAATGCGATATCCGGCGAAGCGGGATGCTTGGGTTGAATCAAAAAATCAAATACAGTAATCCATCTCTCATAGCTTGATAGCATAAATGAAAATCTCCTTGTAAATACTTCAGCTAAACTTATCTAAAATATCGACTAAGGACAATGCTAATCAGCATTATTTTTGGACTAGTTAACATAGTTACCAGTGATACTGTTTATAAAAACAGTATAGCAATTTTATTGCTAGCTTCCATAGAATTTACAATACTTGAAATGAATGACTGATTTGGTTCAGCCAGACCGCTCCGCGCTACAAGAACTATTATAGCGAACTAGAGGTGTGTGGAGGCATATGCTGAGAGTGTATGCGTTCAGGTTCCCCATGGCGTGTGTCTTCTATCCTGATAAGTACAGATAACCCATGCGAGTTAGCCAATCAGCCTTGGCATTCTCCACAATGAAAACCCTACTCGCTTTAATGCCGCTATGTGCAAGATAGAAGCTAGTAAATAGAGTTTTCATTATGTGAACGGAATTATTTTTGGATATTTACCTTAAGTAAAGTTAGTGATATAAATTGATCTGCAAACATTTAGAGAGCTTTTTTCTGGTTTTTCCCAATGGTATGTATACCGCCACCTCTTGCTGTAGGTGGTTTTTTTTAATTGCTGAGGGTGGGTGATATACAATAACTATTCCACAGTTTGTCAATTTGCGGTTTATCAAAAACTTCCTCAACGCCATCTATCGCTGGTATTGATATATTAATTTCCCCATCAGGCTTTATGTAGGTTTTAACCACAAAGCGTTTAAATTCAACTTCACTAACAAAGTCGTAGTGCCTAGATACATAACCACAAACATAACCAACCTCTCCACCATTATGAGATATTTTATCGAAATGGTATCCCACATCTTTAAATGACTCCAATTTAGGGCTGTTCAAGTATCCAAGCACTGTGCGTTTGGTTCTCTCAATAACATTTACATCATCTTTATAGGAAAGAGTGAGTCCTAGCACAAAGCCAGCTCCCAATAAAAACAACGCGATAATGACATTAAATATTTTGCTCATAATAAGAGCTAATCCTTAAAAGAAGAAAGCCCCGCGATTGCGAGGCCTTGAATTGGTTTAATGCGACTAGGTATAGAATGTCCATTATTAGAAGATAATAAGCCAATTTCGGACAAAATTCAAGTTTTACTATTTATTCGAACAACTCACTTAATCACTTTACTAAATGCTTGTTCCGCCATGCTTTCTTCAATAAAGCACTTACTTGTTAATTTTTCATAGAACGGCTTCCAGTTTCTACGCCATGTTCTTTCGTTAAGGTCGGGTACTAAATGCCTTATTGCATTATATGCCACAGACGACGGTACACGGTTGAATCCCTTACCAGCACAACGAGGACAATCTTTAAATACGGGAACGCCCTGCTGCTTAGTCTGAATGTCATCTAATACCTTGCCCCTCCCTTTACAGCGGCAACGGTGTGCTAGTTGCCCCTTACCGTTACACTCTTGGCACAATTCACCCACTTCTTCATTTTTCGTCCACGGCTCAATAATTACAGTTCCGTCTAGTCTGGTTATACCAGGATGTTTGACTACGTCCTTGCGCTTATAAATAAGACCTTTACCGCTACATGCTGAGCATGGAAAAACTGAACCGGCTGAACGGGCATAATCTTCAAATGCCATTCTGGCCAGAATAATTAGACAATAACCCAACTTTTTACCTGCAGCTTTAGCCACCAGCCTAGGAGTGGTTTTTTTAGCATATTGGGTCAAGGCTTCTACCGTAGAGAACTTATCCTCTTCGCTGATATCATTTTTCGCCAAAAAAGCCGCCATACCGAATTCAGCTTGTGATTCAGTCATGCCTACAGCCGCCATAATATCGGTACCTGTTAAACGGTCTGGGGATGTGCAGCCAGCTACATTGCCGAATGTCGGTGACTTAGGATGAAAGTTTTTAAGTACATTTTCTAATTTCATGATATCCGCCTCTATCAACCAAAAACCCCCAGACCGATAGACCGATCTAGAAATTTAAATAACAAAATGATTTGGCTTCCGTGCTCCCGCTCCCACCCATTTGGATCTTTATGTAACTCGCTGTGGTGAACCCTGCACAATGGAATAGTGAACAAGTCATGGGCTTTAGTGCCTGTTCCACCCTGCCCGTAACCGATTAAATGGTGAGCATCATCTGCTGTGGCGCCACAAACACAACATGGTTGTGATTTAACCCACTTAAGGTATTCGTCGCTTGTCCAGCGTTTAAACTTTGGCTTTAACATCAAGCTGGCTGGTGGCTCGGGGTTGATGGTTAAATTTAATACAGATTTTGATACCCGTTCATCAGTCACTACGTCGCTGAGGTATTGGTCAGCAAGAGAGATAAGACCCGATGGTTGATACTTTAATTCATCAGGTAATGTCGTGATCAGCATTCTGCCATTAAACAAATTTAGGCTTGCTCCTGGTTTAAACATCACAGCATTAACTTCAGGAAT